TGCGATAATCCTGGACCTAAGACAAAAGCAAGATATTGGTCTTGTAAGAAGTGGTAGTATTTTATACCACTTTTTATGCCATTTAGTATAAATTTATACCACAAATCATTAAAACTGGAGGAAATATGACAAATGGAAATTTTAATTGAATCATTAGCACAATATGGACCACTAGGTCTCTGGACTGCTTCGCTTCTGTATGCTAATTACCAGACTCGTAAGGACGCAAAAGAAGAAGAAAGACTTTTACAAGACAAAGTTATAGACAAGCTTCAAGAACAACAAAACATGTTAGAAAAAGTCATAGTTAAACTAGATTTAGGTCTTGATATAAAGAAACAAATGCATCAAGAGCAAAGAATTAGAGAATTGAATACTAAAACTTAATCAGTAATTTATTTATTAATATAATATTATAATATAAAAGAAAATTAATAAAAGAAAATAACTTGACAATTCCTCTAATAAATGTTATAATTAAGATGTATTGTTTGATTATTCAGTAGTATTAATAATATAACATACTTTTAAGGAAGATGCAAATGAAAAGTAAAGAAAAAATAGTAAGTTTTGACTTTGATAACACGATAGCCATTACGTATATTGATTTTTCAGATGAAGATAATCCCGACCCCAAGTTTATTGAATACAATCAGGACATTGTAGCCCTGATTCGTGAACATATTGACAAAGGAGACGAAGTCTACATCGTTACTTCTCGTATTAAGGCTTTAGAAGCTGATTACCCTGAAGCAGAAGTACCTTATCACCTTAGAAAATTAAACCTGTCAGAGTATTTTCTTCCGAATCGTGTTTTCTACATGGATGGTGGACTCAAAACAGAGAAATTATTAGAATTGAATGTGGATTTACACTATGATGACAACATGGAAGAGTACATTGCATGCAAAAATGCCAATATCTCAGTGAAAAACCCTTATGAGTTCTACGAAGATGCTGATATTGTAGCAAAATCAGTAATTTATGATGCAGAAGATAACATTTTGGTACTCAAAAGAGGCGATGAGGGCACCAAATGGGACTTTCCTGGAGGACATGTTAAGAAAATAGAGCTTCAAAGGGGAGAGTTCGGCCTTGAAGGTGGTCTTGAAAGAGAAGTAGCAGAGGAAACTGGTCTTATTTTGCCAAACCATCAGTTTTATTTTAAATTTCCAAATGTTTGGAAGGACAATACTAACGAAATTCATGTCTTTTTAAGTAAATTGGACGAAGTAAAGCCTGATGTTGACCTGATGGTGCAAGACTTTCAAGAAAATATAGAGTATCATTGGGTTCCAATGAGTGAATTAGGCCAATATGAACAAGGATCTACATCAGTTTTTAGAGAAATTATAGAAAAACTCCTCTCCGAGAACAAAGTAATCACCAAAGAGGGTCAATACCTCCTATCACAACACAGAAATTGGCGCAAAATGAAGACAAAGCTCCTTGCTCTTGGTAAAAACAAGAGCACTGGCGGTGGAAAAGGCCACAAACAACCAGATTTAGGCCCATCAAAGAATGTTTTAGCCCTAGAATCCGATAAATCTAAAAAAAAATCAACAATTAAGGTAAGAATTGTTAAAAATGAAGAAGAATTGGAAGAAAAAAAGAAGAAACGACGAAAAAAACGCAAGAAAAAGAGAAAAAGCAAGGCCTATTACCCTTATTATAGTGTTTACGACACTTCTTCTGATGGCTTTGGAGACGGTGGTGGTGAATAAGTGGATCAATCTATACAAAAGTGGGTTAGATTTGCCCTTTTGTACGTATTTTTTATGATTTTTTGGGCATTATTTGGCTCTGAAAGCACGATTATAACCATATTAGTGCTTATTTTTTGTGAAATTCAAGGTGGAAATTAAGCATGTCATTGGGTAAATCTTACGTTTCAAGGTTTAAAATAGGTGATTATGTTACTTGGAGATCTCTTTGTGGAGATTCTCCTGACTATTATGATGAATTTCATGGTATTATAATAGAGATTATCAACTACAACGAACATACAAGACCAGTTCACTACGCAAAGATACTAGAATTAAAGTCCAATGATCATATTTATGTAGTATTATCTTGTTTAAGTAAATTAAAAAGCTAATTATAGTATGACCAGAAACATTAATAATAAATCAAATTATAACATATCCGAATTTGAGGCTCTTATTCACGATCTTTGTGAGTTTGCTAGCGAAAGACTCGGAACACAAAAGATACCAGTTATAAATTTTATATCTGATGATACAAACCACCCTCACCTAGGGAAGACTGGTTATTATGACCCAAACAATATGGAAATCACTATCTACGTTGATGATCGTCATCCTAAAGATATGATGAGATCAATCGCTCATGAGCTTGTTCACCACATGCAAAATGAAAAAGGTATGTTTGACCAAAGTCACCAGATGACTGACGGTTATGCACAGAAAGATCCACACCTGCGAAAAATGGAAGCTGAAGCCTATTTAAAGGGTAATATGTGTTTTAGAGATTGGGAAGATCAATTCAAATCTCAAAACAAAGATATTTTTAATGAAAGGAGAATTTACAAAATGTCTACTAAAGATTGGAAAAATAAAGAAATAAACACTCTTCTTAATGAGAGATGGGGATTCTCCATGGATCTCGGAAAGCTGAACGAAGCATCAAAGCCTGACTTCTTGGACCTAGATAAAGATGGTGACAAGGAAGAGTCAATGAAAGATGCTGCCGAAGATGCCAAGCTTGAAGAAGAAGTAGTTGAAGAAACAGCATCTGCCGCTCCTGAAGCAACCATCATGGTTGTTGAGGAAGAAGAAGCTCCTGCCGAAGCAGCTGAAGATGATTTGCTGCAAAAGATGCTTGATGCTTTGACTATTGAGCAATTAAGAGCAGCCCTCGCAATGAAGCAAGGCCAACCTGAGAGTGAATAATGAAGAAAATTGTTGAAATAACATCTATAGAGCAATTAATGGAGCTATCTTCTATGGGTTCTGGTGCCGTTGCTGGCCATGTCTCCCAAGAACAACCTGATGATACTGAAAAAGTACTTCGTCGTTATATTCGCGAAAAGATCAGAGCCATTACAGAAGAACAGAATCATGCGGAGCAATCTCTCCGATTGGTGATACGAAAATTAATTAAGGAAGGCAAGGATATTTCTAACCCTCATCCTAATACTGGTATCAATATGCTTCGTGATGCATTTCGTAAAGCCAAGCCAACAATTAAAAACCTATACCAACAGCTCACTACATCTCAGGACCAAAGAGAGTCTTTTATAAATCATTTATTAGCAGCATTTGTTCGCTTATTTGATCAATTAGATGCCATGAATGCCACTGGAAACCCACAAGTTGATGTTGACGATGGTATGGTAGACACTGGGGGTTCTGACTTGGCCTCACCAACTGATGCCGATATTGATGCAATAGAAGATGAAATCAAGGGACTGATGGAAGCAATCGGTGTTGATATAGAAGATGATGAAGAAGATGCTATGGACATCGTCACCGACGAACCAAAACCAGAAACTCAGGTAGAGAAGGATGTGGCAAAAAAGAAAAAACAAGATGCCGAGCGTGAAGAATTTGCAGCTGGCATGGAAGGTGAAATGACTGGCCGTAATCAAGCATTTGATGCGTTCAGGCTAACACAGTCCTATTTTTCAGATCCATATTTAGATCTAGCTGACCCACAGGACAAACAAATGTTCAGAGACTGGTGCTTGTATAATTTAGACCTATTGCTAAATTCCTTTGAGGATGAACTTCAACCTGGACTTGCTAAGCCAAGCATTGCTGCTCCTGCTGGTGAATAATGTGGCAAAAGAAAAACCAAGAATATAAGGGAAAGTCTTACGATTATTCTTTTATTAATAAATTAAAACAAGAAAAGAAGATAACTGATGAATTTGAAGTCATGTTATCTTCTTTAACTTTAGAAGAAATAATAGCAGTCAAATTGGAACTTGCCTCTCGCTATATCAATAACCGATTATATAATTTTCCTATCTGGGCGTCCTTGAATAATATCATAAAAGAGGGCGTACTCCTGTATGCACTTTCAGCCTGCCGCTCATATTCTGACATGGCGTCTTTTCTCGGTCTTAATCAGAGAGAACTTAAATCTCTTATAAAAAAGTATGACTTGGAGCTTGACAAATAATATCTTTCGTGTTATAATTTTATTATGACAACAGGAGGATATATGTCAGAAACTATAGAACAACAAATTAACAGAATCATTGCAGAATACAAGGGCAAAGGCGGAGACGAAGAGGCCGAGTGTATTTTGATAGATAATAATATGGATAGGAAAGAAGAGTTTGTAACAGTTTGGGGTTGCAATCATAATATTTCTAAGATTGCCAATAGATGCCGAAAAAACATTCTTAGAATAGACGAAGACGGTTCTGGAGTGTCACTCTACATCCATCGTCGTGCTTTTAGAGGAGTTGTGTATGCCTTTCGCAACGCAAAGTGAAAAATTATTTTTTATTATTGCCAAGACGATAGTTACTTTGAGGGAGTTGCATAAAATGAGCAGAGAGATTAAAAAGGCCAAGCCGATAGATTCTGAGGAAATGGTTGTTAAGATTGCCAAGATCCTTAAAAATGGTTTATACTTGGGCAAAATGACAGAAGAAAAGCAAAAGGAATATGAAGCAGACATAATACAACATGTTTCAGAAAGTCCTTATTACACTGCTCATTTTGATTATGAAACCGGAACTGTTTTCGTTGAAACAAAATACTTTGAACCACTCTTATGCGTAGATGTAACGTTAGATTCTATTTATTTTTTAAACTTATCCAAAGATAG